ACTGACGCTGCTGCTGCTTCGTTTCCGTCAAAGCGTTCCGCCAGTGTTTTGAGTACGGAGAGGAGTCCTTCGTCCTTGATCTGTTCTCGTAGTCCCTCAGCGGATAGTCCCATACCTGAGAGTGCGTCTTTTGCTTGTTTGGTTGGTCTTAGAAGTGAGCTGAGGATTCCACGAACTTGTGTTGCTGCTTCGGCTGCATTTGTTCCGGTTCTTGATAACGCTGCGAACGCTGCACCGACTTCATCAAATTGGACACCCATCGCTGATGCAATCGGGAGAACTCGACCCATTGACCCTGCGAGTTCTGATGCTTCGAGCTTTCCCTCTCTAACTGCTGCGACCATAACATCGGTTGCTTTGGTGGCTGAGATGTTTGATTCGCCGTATGCGTTGAGCGCTGATGTTGCAAGGTCGGCGATGGTTGCGGTGTCGCCTAGTCCGACTGCTGCTGCTTTCGCAGCTGCTTCAAGAGTTTCCGTAGCTGCTGCCCCTCGTAGACCGGCTGATGTAATGAAGAACATGGCATCGGCGAGGTCTTTCGGTGCTTGCGCTGTTTGCCCTGATAACCTACGCACATCTTCTGTGAAGCCTTCTACGGCTTCCGATGATAAACCAACGAGCGATTCTATCTTTGTCATGCTCGATTCAAAGTCGGAGGCTGCTTTGATCGCTATTCCTCCAACTGCAACCAGTGGCATCGTCACATTCTTAGTGAGTTTCTTTCCTGCTGCTGTTGCTTTGTTACTGAAAGCATTGAGCGAACCTTCCGCAGCTTTGAGCTGGGTTTTCATTTGGGTAGCGTCCGCCGTGATGAGCGCTTTGAGGACTGTGGTCATTGCTGCCATTTATCGTCCTCCTCGTTTTTGTCTCGCCATTTCGTTCGCTCGGTTTCTTTCGTCTGCTTCTATTTGGTATAGCGCTCGCCATGCGGTCATTTCTGCGCTTGTCATTCTGTCGAGCATTTCATCGACTGTCATTCCGAGTTCTCTTGCGAGATGAAAATAAAACCTTAGCTCTGGATTTCCTCCACCAAAGCCAATGAATCTTTTCCCACTTCGTCCACTGAATCAGTCATCAAACCAGAAACCTTTAGACACTCTTGCGCTATCCGATCCACTACTTGAGCGGATTTTTCTTCGAGTAGCCATTCGAGGTCTTCTTCCGTGAATACTGCTTCGCCTGTTTCTGGGTCGAAGACGCAATGAAGGATTATGTTCTCGTAGAGAGTGGAGGCGGATTGTTCACCTGCTTCTGCCCATCGCTCTTGCATATCGCTACGCTGTCGAGCGGTCATGGAACGGATGCCAATTTTCACGCCCCACTCCTCTACTTGAATTGTGTTTTCTGTTCTGTCGTCTGCTTGACGTATCTTGTCTGCAAGTCTGACCATTGTTCTCTCCTTAATTTAATTGTTTAATAACTACCGCGTGTCACGGATCCCGTCACTTGGAAATCCGCTGTAAAGCTCACCACATCACCCACAGGGTTGCTTTGACTGTAGTTCGTCATTATGGCTTCCCCTGTGTACTTTACATTTCCGCCAGTTGATCCTGCTGGACCGAAAATAAATGATCGGCTTGCTGGTTCTGTTCCTGAAAGGTATCCGTCTACGGTTGCGTCCCAGATTCCGCTTACGCTGATCGTGGTGTCTTTCAGACCTACGATGTAGGATTTGTTACTTGAACCGAACGCTGTTGTTTCGGCGGTGTCTATTGTTTGGGGAAAGCTAACGTCAGTGAGCGTGTCTGATATGTTTCGGCTTGTACCGCCTGTATCATCAATCGCAAAGTCTGTTGACTTTCCGTGTGCAAATGTTGGCATTTGATTCCTCCTAGAATCTTGCGAAGGCAACCATAAATGTTATGGAGCCACTTGATCCGGCTGTGCTTGCTGTTGCCCGAAGGTAACGGTTTACTGTGCCGGACACTGCTTTAATTTCCGAAGTCTTGACTGTTGAGCCGACTACGGTGAATGAAATAAGATCAGCCCACGATGAATTATTCGCCGAGTGCTGAATCTTAATTGTGGTGTTCCCATTAACAGTATTCGTGGGAACGTGTAGAGTGCCTGCCCCACCATTCGCTGATGAGGCTGCGTTATCTACAGAACTGAGATCGCCAAGAGAGCCATGTGCAATGCTTGCTCCTGCGGTGAGTTGAACTCCGCCTGCCAAAGCAAAGGTTAAGTTCGAGACTTGATTTGGTGTGCATTCAAAGTCGGCGCTGATTGTGGAAACATCTGCCACTGGGTTACTGATCGCATAGTTCGTTTCGTTAGCTTGGGCAATGATCGCTCGACTGCCAATGGCTGCTGCGCCTTGCCGTATTGTAAGGATCGGTGTCGTGGCATTACCCAGTAGGGCTTGGAGTTCTTCGTCTGACCCATCTGTGTCTGCTGCCCACATGCCTGACATGCTCAAGGTTCCACCTCTTGTGCCAAGTATGAACGATTTGTTGGTGTCACCGAATGCTGTTGTTTCGGCGGTGTCATTATCTAGGGTTACGCTTACATCATTGAAATAACTTGAGAGGTCGAACTCGTCTATGTAGACGGCGGTGTTCTTGCCGTGAATAAATGTTGGCATTACTTGATCCCCTTACTGGTTTGTTTGCTGGTAGCTTTGAGGTATCCCTGTTCCACGAGCCAGAGGTCTTTCTTGCCTGTGAGTTCAACAGTGTCTCCTGCTGAATATGTTTTCCCTGCGATTTCGATATCGGCTTCGCCTGTCGCTCCGCCTGTTGCAATGTATTTTGACATCCTGACCTCCGTCATGGCGTAACCGAACCATTTAGGGGTCTGGTCACTTGGACACTTGAGACACTTGGTCTACTCGACTTTCCTTAACAATAACCGATGTTTAATCGCTTGTCATGAGTTGGTGGAAAATTCTTGATTTGCATAGGGGGGTTGCTTATGCTAAAATGGATTTATGGAAACAACGAAAGGAAAACAAGAAATGGCACATTGTGAATCTTGCCGTCTGATCCGTATGGTTCGGAACGGCATGAAGTACACGATCTGGGATTCGAGTCTTGGTCTTAAGACAACGGACCGCAGAGCGATGCGGACACTCTCAACTGCGGAGGCGGTGAATCATATCCGTATGAATTCGCCCCATCGTAATTGTGAGAGCGCAACCGTAGAAGAAATCGTAGAGGTTTCTGAAGTGAAAGAGATCCGCCGTGAGGGGCAACGTATCCTCAAGGCAGGAGCCAATGTCAAAGTACAACTCAAGAGACAACCAAGAACGAAGAGGAGCTTGGGTCATGTGGTTGCGTGCTTCGATGATGGCACTGTAACAATCCATGTCGATGATCTTGGTAGTCGAGTTACCGTTCCTGCGGATGAGTTCGTGACTGCTAGGTGTGGAACTACGGAGGTGCGGTGATGAGAGCGCTAGTCGATGATACTGATAGACAACAACGAGAAGTCTATGCAGCAGAGGACAGAGTTGGTTGGTCCCAGTATGGGGCTTCTGAGAATCTCGGCGAACTCGAAGATGTATGGGAGTATGTTTATCGTCTGATGCGTAGGCAGTCATTCGCTCGGCGGTATCCGAAGACACACTCTCGGCTTCATATTAAATACAAGATGAAACCGGAACGCATCCATGAATATGGGAGGCAGGTCCACGTTCTTGGTGTTGTCAAAGATATGGACAGCCCATACCGCAACATGACGGCAGGGTTGGCTATCACTCCAAAGGCTAACGGTGGTTGTGCTAACGGTAGAGAGATGAGCTTGTCTCGGAATGCGAGGCAGAAGTGGTATGTGATTCATGAACTTGCCCACGTTGTTGATTACAACGAGAACGGCAGACCCGACTTTCTGTTTCATCAGGGACACGGTTGGCAGTTCTGCTCGATCTACTTGAACCTAGTCGGCATGGCGTTCGGCGCTGATGCAAAGAAAGAACTGCGAGAGTGTTTCAAGAACGGCAACGTCAGATACCTTCGACCAAGAGGTGCGAAGAATCTACGCCCGAACGAAGACCCGAACCGTACTTGGGTTGTTTAAAGAAATTTGATTAATTTGTTAATAGGGGTTGACAAATATTGAAAACTACGATACATTGAATACATGGAAACGAACACAACAACGAAAGGACATTCCATGAAAATGAAAGAAATAAACGAAATAGCTAACGCACTAGACAACATAGAGCTAGAAGTCAATACACGCCCAAGCAAAGGATTCAACGAAGCTGGAGAAACAGTTATCCGAATTGGTCTAAGCACAGGAAGTGCAGAAGACTTTACCGGCAACCAAACAATGGGCGAAACGTTCCTATCAGTTGAAGATGCCTTACTATTAGTTACGAACCTATCAGACGTAATTCGTATGGCAATCAAGTAACTAGACAAAGTTGCCCCTCATCTTCGGATGGGGGGCTTCTTTATTTTTTAGGATTGCACTGGTACGCC